TTGGCGTGTTCCTCGTGTGCAGCAGCGGTGGCGTTTTCAGCCATCCACGCTTTGATGGAGTCCTCCTTTTTGTACTGACCGGGCGGCTTTATGTTCGCCAGGATGCGGTCGAAATGCCCACCGGATTGCGGTGGGAGTGTTTCAATGTCTAGGTATAAAAATGCCACTGGTTTCTCAGAATGGAATGTCGTCGTCAAAATCCGCATCGCCGGCTGGTGCAACAGAATTTGCAGTCTTTACCGACTGAGCGCTCACACGTTCCTGCAGCTTTTCCTTGATCCATTTCGGCAGCTGCTCGAATGTGTCAGCATCAGGATCATCAAGACTGTATAGCAACACGCCCACTTCGGATTTCGCCACCGACGCTTTCGCGCGTTGCTCTTTCGACAACCCGATGACGCCGGTAATGTTGGCGTAGGTTTTACCTTCGCCCTCAGTGTGTGTGACCATCAGCTGGCAGCATTTGCCGGCCACGCTTGAGATATCAAAGCCCTTGAGTTCGTCGGCAGTAAAGGGCTTGCCGCGCCAGTTCTCCAACACCTGTCGCAGCTTCGCCTTTTCGTGTAGCGATAGCGTGTAGGTCGAGCCAATCGAGCACGGCCCTTCAGTTTCTTTGCCGTCCTTTTCGTAGGTGATCCGTTCGTCCGGCACTTCCCAGCGCAAATAAACCTTGTGCTGAGATTTAACCTGGCCCTGGAATTCACTACGCTGCACACCCAAATCAACCACCATATTGCAAATCGCTAAATGGCAGCCCGGCGGGACTTTCTTGAAGTCCTTACCGCCCGTGTCTGATGCATAAATCGCCATGTCATTCTCCTTCGTTACTAGTCAAAAATAATCGCGCCCACCACGACTGGTCCGCCAATTCGGCACCGGCAGTCGGCCGTTATCGGCAAGCAGTCGTTTAAGCCATTTTCTAAATCGTTTCATTTCAAGTTTTCCTCAAGTTTCGTAAGCTGATCTTTAAGAGTCGTCAGGTGTGACCTGGCCGTAAGCAAGTCAGCCTCAAGCCGTCTCACGCGCACACGTTGCGCGATCGCTTCACGGGCGATCAGCCACACCTGCTCGGCATGGTTCGCGCTTTCATCGACGACATAGTTAGGCTCGGGGGCGTAGTCAACAGTCGCGAAGTCACGCTGGAAATAGTCGCGGCTCATCGTGATATCTCAATCGCGCTGAGTGATGCCCACTGCCACTTGATAGGCGAGACACTAATCAGCGGCAGCCGTGAGCTGTGGACGGAGACAGGGCAACCCATGCGGGCGGCATTTCGCTGCATATCCGCCCGGCGCGCGTAGCCTTCTGACGCGCTGCCGATGATCCGACCGTTGCCCGCCCACAGTCGCCAACGCCACTCCTGCCCGTCCTCAGTCGTGTAAAGCTCCCACACTGCAGGCGCGTTCCTGCGTCGAGATCCCAGTTGACTGGGTATTTTCGTGAATATCACCCAGTGAATAATGTCCCCGTTCAATATTGCGTATCGGGTTATGTGACGCGGTATTTTTTTAGGTTTCATGATTCGTCCTCGTCACGTTCCAACCACATGCAACACAGCGCCATGATCGCGATTGCTCCCAGCAGCAACGCCAGCACAGCCCAGTTCGATTCAATTATCGGCGTCATTTGTCGCGCTCCTTTGCGTATAGTGCGGCTTGACACTCGTTCCACGCTGCGATCTCCGCCTTGACCGCCACCTCCGCTGCCGCCTGTCCCGCCGCGTATGTCGCTTCCAACTCCGCCCGCAATTCCTCTGTCGTCTTACTCATGTCCTGGGCTCCTACTTCGACAGTCGGCGCTGCAACTGCCGGCGCTCTCGCTCAGCTAGTTCGTCACGGGTTACGTAAGCCGACATGTCTGGCACCGGGGCAGCCAGCACGACAGGCGCGACCGGCGTACACGTCGGCAGTACTACGCCCCGTTTTGCGGCTCTCCGGCCCGCCTTGGACACGTTCAGCACAGCGCACGCGGCTTGCTGCTCGCCGACCGACGCGAACGCCTGCGCGAGCATAAAATCGTAGCACTGTGCCGACGTAAACCCGACGCCCAAGAACGCCGCGCCGCCGGCAGACGATCCACCCGCGTTGCCCGCGACGCCGCAACCTTGAATCGCGAATGAGCCCTGGCCGATGGCTGGGGCTTGGCGGATCTGCCGGTCGCCCTCGATCATAATTTGGTTGTTCGCTACCGCAGCGGAATCCCCGCCGTCCGCATTGCCACCGGCAGCGGAGACTCCTGACACCGAACCGCCGACACCACCAGCGCCGCCGGTCGCGTTCGCGTTCGAGTTGCCGCCAGCGCCGCCGGTCGCGCTCGAGTTGCTTGCTGCCAGTGCAGCCGCTTCGGCAGCCGCTTCGGCAGCCGCTTCGGCAGCCGCAGCCGCAACCGACACCGCAGCCGACTGCGAGTTCGCGTGGCTTTTTACGTAGGTGGCAGGGGCAGGGCTGACAGCAAACGCTGCCAACGGGGCCGACGCCAGTATTGCAAATATAGCTGATTTCATGTTTGTGCTCCTTAAACCCGGATCGTCAGCGGGCACAGCTTCACCACGTTGATCGTGATCGTGTACTCGTCGCCGAGATAGTCGTATACGCACTGCTTGGTCATGCCCGTCTCGCGCTCGTACTGGAGGAAGGCCGTGCCTGCGTAGGCTGTGCCTGCGGCCAGTGTCATCGCGATCAACAGAATCGTCTTCATCGTGTTTCCCTCGTTGTGTGATTCAATCATTTACCTGATCCGCCGTCTGGACCGTCGCGTCGTGCATAGCGTTCCACGCTTTGTTGACCACCGCGCACGCCGCGAGCCACTCCGCCCGCAGTTCGTTGGATGCCGTGGTCATTTGCCGCACGCCCTGAGCGCTTCGTGGGCGTCCAGCTTCTCGGCTTCAAGCAGGGCATCGCGAAAGCACTGCACCATATTTTCACCCATTGCCTCACCCATCGTTTTGTTAAGCACGAGTACTAAATAATCCTCAATCACTGTAAGTCTGTTTTCACTCATGGCTGCTGTTCCTTTTTCAGTGCGGCCTGCACCTGCTCGTTTTCAGCGCGCAGAGCTTCTTGGACCGTCTGATGATCGACCGAGCCGGTCAGCAGCCAGCGCATCATCGTGGGCACATCCCACTCCGTCTGTCTCGCCACCACCGTAGCGTTCGCCGCGAGCCACTCCGCCCGCAATTCCTCTACCGCCTTGCTCATGACTGCTGCTCCCTCGTCAATGCGCTGCTGAAACAGTGCGGGCAGATATACCCGGCGCGGCTGCGAATCAGCATGCCCGTTTCGTGGTAGTCACTCGCCAGCTCGCTGCAGTCAGTCTCGCTGGGTGTTGTCGTCGTGCGCTCGCAATCCGCGCACCTGTAAATAGGTGGCAGCAACTCGCCAAGCCGTCGCTGCAGGCCGATCAGGTTGGCGATCAATTCAGCCTTGGTTGTCACGACTGCCGTTCCTTTAGCTGTGCGTCCAGGTACGCGTCCCAAGCCACGTTCTCCGCCTTCACCGCCGCGTCCCTCGCATCTCCCCAAGAAAGGTGCTTGGCCTTCACCGCCGCCGTCAGCGCGTTATCCGCCGCGTCCCACTCCGCCCTCAATTCCTCTTTCGTCTTGCTCATGACTGCTGTTCCTTTTTCAGAGCGGCTTGGTACGCCGCCCACGCAGCATTCGCCGCATTCTCGGCCGCCATTGCCGTATTGTGCGCCGCAGACTCGGCCGCCAATGCCGTATCGCACGCACGATCTGCCACGTCCCACTCATCCCGCAGTGCATTGACCGAGGCTTCCCATTCGGCGTGCAGCTCTTCCGGTGTCTTGGTCATGACTGCCGTTCCTTTAGCTGTGCGTCCACGTAATTTGCCATTGCCTCATCCGCCGCCTGCCAGACCGCGTCGTGCGCCACGCGCGCTTCGCGCAATTCGATATCCGCCGCCTTAACTTTTAGTCCCGCCTCTTTAACCCTTACTGCCGCCGCCACTAACAACGATGCCGCCGCATCCCATTTCGCCCTCAATACAGCCACCGTGTTCGTTGTCACGTTGACACCGCCGTCAAAATTTCGTACCTGCGCCAGGCTGCATACGCAGCGTCGCGGGCTATGGCGGCCTCGGCTTGGGCTTTAGTCACTACCGCATCAGCTGCTGTTACCGCCTCAGTGGCTTCTCGCCACGCTTTAGCAGCCGATGCCGCCTCTTTAGCAGCCATTGCGGCCCGCAGCTTGTCGATGGCTTTTGTGTTCATGACTGCGCCGCCTTCGCTGCCTGCTTTGCCAGCTCCAGCTGTGCCAGTCGCGCTTTCCATTTTGCATCCCGCTCTAGCCAATCCTCGCGAGCCTGCGCATCCCGTGCGTTTCTTTTTTCCTCATACGCTACCCGCAGTTCTTTGGCTGTCTTTGCCGCGCTTGACGCACACTCCGCAGCCCAGGATGGCCCGAACCATTCTACGATTTGCTGCACTTCGACAGGAGACGCGCCCCTGCCCTGTGCCCGCATGCGCGTCAGCATGATGGCGTAGTCGGTCGCCGCTGCGCGTTCGAGTTCAGTCGTGTTCGTGGTCATTTCGCACCCGCGTCAATGAGAGCCTGAGCTTCTTCCAGTTCCGACAAAACGTCCTCAGCGAAGTCCTGCGCCAGTATCATTTCCCACGCTCGTTCTTCTTGTTCAATCTGGTCAGGATGATTGTTCTTAGTCATATGCTTGCTGACCGCGACAGCCGCATATGCCTCCAGCTGAGCGTTGAACAGGTTCTTTTTCGCATTTTCTATTTCGGTGTTCATGACTGCACCTTCTCGGCCTTGTACTTGCGCCCGACGTTCTCCGCGTGGTCGGCGGCTTTATCCAGCGCGCGGCGCGCAGCCTTTACAGCGGCCTGCGCTGCTGTGAGCGTGGCCAACGCCTGCTCTAGCGATATCAGCGCCGTCGCCAGATCTTGCTTTGTCCCGCTCTGGTAGTCGGAGGGGATCTGGTCGGTCGTGTTCGCGATCATGACTGCACCTCGCTATCGCTTGCGTCGGCTTTATACGCGCGCCAGTACGCGCGCGACGCCATCCCTTCCAAGCTTGCGCGGAATTCCTTCCGGTACGCCACCAGCGCGGCCTTGCGCGCTGCTTTTGCGGCCTGCGGCTGGTCGATGGTCTTTGTGTTCGTGTTCATTTCGTTCTGCCTTCTGTTGTGTGATTCGATGTAGCTATATTAACAGCTTGTTGCCTGCTGTCAAGCATTACTTGTGCAAAAGTTCATCCACAACTGCTATCCGCTCGCCAATCCATCGCATAACTGGGACCGCCATACTGTTACCCAGCGCCTTGTAACGCGGGCCGTCCTTCGCGAGCTTGCGGCGATACGGCAGCCGAGTGTGGTCGTCAGGAAAGCCCTGCAAGCGCTCGCACTCGCGAGGCGTGAGTCGGCGCACGGATGTCGCTCCGACCACCGCCTGGGAATGCCCGTCCGTATCGAGCGGCCCGGCTAGGTTGCCATACTGGACCACGGAGCTTTGCCGCGCGTCGAAACAGTGGGCCGGCGCAGGGATCAGCGTCTCCGACTCCGCGTCGATCCTGCCCATGCCGCCGGCGTTCAGACAGCGCGACACAACGGGGATCAGATAGCCCTGATCTGCGTCTTGCAAACTGTTACCAGGCACAGCGTGACCGCCAGCGGAATTCAGGCACCCCGCTATAATCGGAATTCCTCGCCCGGTCCCGTCTTCGCTGGCGTCGAACCCTTCCGCCCGCAGCGCGTGCGTGACTACTCGCTGCACTTCGCCGTTGCCGCGACCGCGGTCAGGGCGTCCAGCAGGGCTGGCGGCAGATCCTTCCCGCGTTTCGCGGCTCGGCGCAGGATGCCCGCGCAGGCTCTCGGACTCAAAAAGTACCGCGGCGGCACTGGCCCATCCTCTAGCACTTCCGACAACGAACACACGCTTCCGTCGCTGGGCCAGTCCGAAATATTGAGCGTCAAGAACCCGGTAGGCCCACCCATACCCGAGCTCTGCCAATCCACCGACGAAGCTTCCAAAAGCGCCTGTTCGGTCCGATAGCACGCCGGGGACGTTCTCCCACACCAGCCAGTCGGGGCGGTAGCGTTCAGCAATTTCAAGGTAGGTAAGGGTGAGGTTTCCCCGCGGGTCAGCAAGTCCGCCGCGAAGGCCCTCGACGCTGAAAGATTGGCAGGGGGTTCCTCCCACAAGAACATCGATATCTGCATCAGGCCACTCCTTAAATTTTGTCATGTCACCGTGATTCGGCACGCCCGGGTAGTGATGAGCGAGCGCGGCGCAAGGGTAAGGCTCGATCTCGCTGAAAAACGCGGGCTTCCAGCCCAGCTCGTGCCATGCCGCGCTCGCCGATTCGATCCCACTGCACACGCTACCGTAAATCATGCCTGCATGATTAGCTTATCTTTGCCACCAGTCAAACGATTAATATTTATATTGACGCTCGGCAACAGCCGTGAAACACTGGCGCAATGAAAGAGCTTACAAAATACATAAAAGCAAACGGACTCAACCAAGCTGAGTTCGCCCGTCTGGTCGGTATCAGTGAATCGGCCTTGTGCCGCTGGCTGAAGGGTGAGCGGGTGCCGCAATACCCAGCACTCAAGCGGCTGGCGGCGGTGACCGGGGTCTCAGTCGAAAAGATCGCTCGGGGGTTCGAGTGAGAAACAGATCGCAAGCACAGGCCATTGCAGCGCACCTGCTCACAAACCGACCCATTACCGCCCTAGCGGCGCTGAGGCTTTACGGCTGCTTCAGGCTGGCCGCCAGGGTGTACGAATTGAGGCAGGCAGGGTGGGTGATACACGCCCGGGCAACGGTCATAAAGGGCAAACGCGTAGCGGAGTATTGGATTCCGAGCTAGTTGCCGAGTTTGAATCCGGCGCGGGCAGCGGCACTGCTCGTAGTAAGGGCCTGAGGTGGTGACGGCACATCCTTACTACACGAAGTCACCATTGGAGAGATTCAGATGGCATTTGCTAAGAAAGATGAGGGTATTGCGGTCGTTCATCCGGCCAATATTGTTCGTGCGATTGTGCGAATAAATGGGACTGCTCCGTTCGTGCAGCATCGATTCTGGAAAAAAGCAGAAATGATGGAAGGCATGGCCACCGCAAAGGCGGACAAGAAGACCAAAAATCAGCGACAAATTCGAGATTACGATGCAGAGTTTCTGGCAGCACAACACCGGAGCACAGATGGATGGCCAGGCATTCCATGTCCCGCCTTTCGATCTGCGATGATCGGCGCCTGCAGAACGGTCGGGCTGGTTATGACGACTTCTAAAATGGCCGTGTTCGTGATCGCTGACGGATTCGACGTTGAGGACGGCACGCCGCTTGTGCGGATAATCGGCGGTGAGCCTGAGCGACTGGATGCGGCTGTGCGCAATGCCAATGGCAGCGTGGACATTCGCGTGCGGCCGATGTGGCGTG